AGGAATTGCAACATTTGCCGTAGCAGCTAATGTTACTCAAACAGCACTTACTTCATCATCAAATGCGGTAGCTTGGGATGCTTCTGCTAAACCAAATGCTGTTCATGTAACAACAGAAAACACTACTTTCTCTGCTCCAAGTAACGCAGTAGAAGGTGCTTTTATTGTTCTTGAAATTAATTACAATGGCTCACACACAATTGCTTTTAATACAGTATTTGAGTTTGCGGCATCAACAGCTCCGACAACAACAGATACAGATGGTAAAACAGATATTTTAGTATTTAGATACAACGGTGCTGTA